TGGTGGTTGGTTGTGGTGGTGGTTGGTTGTGGTGGTGGTTGGTTGTGGTGGTGGTTGGTTGTGGTGGTGGTTGGATGTTGGTGACGCAGGCGGAGCCGTTCTGTCCCTGCCCCGGGAGGGGCAGCTGAGAATAGCCCAACGTTTCAACGTTGGGGATGGGGTACCCAGGAGGACCAGAGTCCCGAAGGGACGGCTGAGATTTGTTCCCAGGGCGTTCCCCGCCGGTTCGGCCGCGGGGTGTGACGGGGTGGGTTCAGCCGTCCCTGCGGGACTAGGGAGGGTAGGGTGCCCTCAGACCCAATGCTGAAGCATTGGGCTATTTTCGGAGGGTCCCTCCGGGACCCGGCTTACCCATTGACCACGGACCACCGACGCACCGATCACCGACGCACCGACCGGCGCCCTCACGCATTCCACCGCGTAAAACCTTCCAACACGGCCCGGACTCCCGTGAGGAGGTCCAGGTCGGCAAATTGGCGGTACGTGGAGTGATAATCCCAAATGCGGGTGAGGCCGAGGCGATCGCGGTTCTGGAACCAAAACACCGCCTGTTCGACCACGGCCTGTTCTAGCTCCGCCGGCAACGGATTCTGGCCGGGAAAAATCTCCGCGCCGGGCAACACGTAACCCCCCGTGTAAATCACACGAGCCACCGCAAAGGCTGGCGGCTGTGGCGTAATGGCGGAAGCGAGGGAAATAACGCAGTGGCGGCGGATAATGAAATCCACGCTGGTTTGCGGGACCCAGCCCAGAGCTTCGCTGGTCTTGATTTCGAAACGGGTCACGGTTTCAATGGGATAACAGGGGACGGTGACTTCCATGTCGGTGGGCGGGAATTCGAAATTCACGTCCACGGTTCGGGCGAAGGTGCGGTTGCACTGGCGGTCGAATCGGGCGCTGACAGCTTTGATCGCATTCGTGAGCAGGGCATCATTCGTGGTGTCGGTCTCGATGATTCCCAGCCGGGACTTAAGGGTGGTGAGTTGGGTGAGCATGTTTTGGCTATTCGGTTGTGGACGAAAAGCCCGGCGCGTCGAGCGCGCCGGGCGTTGCGGCAGGTTAGGTGTTATAGAGGTGGCTTAGGCCTCAGCGGTGAACAGAGCGGCGGTGGCGTCCTGGGCGGCGTAGTCGAAGTCAATTTCTTCGATGAAGCGGACGGCGAGCTGGTCGTTGGCGAACCAGACGTGTTCCGAGGTGTCGATGCGCGGGGTGCCATGCTCACCCATCCACCAGAACGAGAGGGCGCCGAACACGGCCAAAGGTTTGGCTGCATCTTCGGCCGTGCTGTACGGGGCCAGGACATCCGTCCAAACAATCGGGTAACCATCGAGGATGGCGGTGCCGTCCGGCAGCCGTTGATACACGTTGGGCTCGGCGGCGCTCCGGAAGGAAGGCAGGCGCGTCTCCCAGGTCGTGTCGAGGTAATAGGCGGAGAGGCGGCCGTTGAGGGCGGCCTTGTTGACCTGGCGTCGCAACGACCGGAAGTCATCGATGGTGGCGTCGCTGGGCTTGGTTTTGGTATCGGCCAGTGTCACCAGGTGGCCGGTGTCCCGCGCGATCTGGACGACTCCGCGGACGGATTCGTAATCGGAGGTGCCGTCGGCGAGAAGTCCCCAGGTGTCCTCCGCCCGGGCGAACTCCACCGCCCCGTAGCGGGCGAGGAACTGGCCCATCGCCACAATGCTTTGCTCGTCAATCTCGCGGGGCAAGCGCACGATGCCGCCAATTTTGTGCGATTCGAGCGAGGCGAAGTTGAGCATCGGCGATTTCTCGGTAATCTCGGCCGACATGGCGATCGAGCCGAAGCTCGGGCGCGCGCCGGTCCGGGCTGGTCGCGCCGTGCCCATCCCGATCGGATAAGGGGCCATCCGTCGGCGCACGACGCCGAAGTCCGAAATCAACTCGCGGATTTCGCCGCCGAATTCATTCGGCAGTGGGATGTCATTGGTCGTGAGCGCGGTGCGGGTGGTGAGGTTCAACGCGTTGCGGGCGAAATCGCGCAAGCTATCCCGTTGGGCCGGCAAGGAGGAAAGGGCGTCCAGTTTGTTGCTGCGTTCGCAATGAGCGATGAACTGGGCGGCGAGGTGCCGGGCGCAGTCGTCGCTGACCGATCCCGGGGATCGCAGCCGGGCGGTCGCTGGGCCGCGAGCGGCCATGAGGCGGCGCACTTCCGTGAGGTGCTGCTTCAGTTGGGTGGTTTCCTCCTCCAACGAGCGGCAGGAGGCGGGCAGATCTTTGAGGCCGGCCCACCCGGTTTTGAGCTCGCCCAGGATGCCTTGGAATTCCTTGACCTGCTCTTCGGTCAGCGCCAGGGGCGCGATGGCCAGGACGAGCCCGGGCGCCACGATCGCCAGTTGCTCCTGATGGAGTGAAAACCAGGCGAGGGCGACGAGAAGCGGCAGAAGGACGAGGGCCGCTGCCAGCAGGATGCGGGGAGTCGGTCCCCCGCGCTGTCGCGCGCGGGCGGAGATGTTGCGTTCGGTGTTCATGTGGATCTTCATAACTATGGTTTTTTAAGGAACGGATTGGTGCTCGCGGGCCAATCGGGTTAGGTGCGCCGCAGGAGATTCCTGAGCGCGCGTGCGAGCTGCAGCAACTGCGCTCCGTTGCCAGGAACACCTCGAGCGCTGGAATGGGTGTTCGCCGCCGCCGGGTCGCTGCAAAATTCAGGAGAGGAGAAAGTGACGGGGGGATTTGCTCCGGATGCGCTTGCGGCGGGAAGAGTTCGGAGCAGGTCCAGGAGCGCTTGGACGTCGGCTCGTTCAACCGCGCCGGCCTGCAACCCGAGTTGGAGCGCCTCAGGGTTGGCGGGAATTCCCACCGCGGAAACCTCGAGCAGTTCCTGTTCGAGATACTTGCGGCGATACCCGGCCTCGGCATTGCCGTTCTCCCAACGGATCGGGATGAACCCCACGCTGACCGCGTTGAGGAATTTTCCCCGGTAAAGGCCGTAAGCAATGCGGGCCATCGGATTGATCTCGGTCGCGAACTCGATCCGTTGGAAAAGGGTGGACCGGCCGGACACGTCGCGGACCTCTGTGATTAAGGCCTTGCCGAGTGTGAAAATGACATCCCCGTATTGGTGAGCGTTCTGGAAAACCGGGTTGCGCCGATAATGCTCGAGCTGCCAGCCGGCCGGAACAATGACCTCACCGTAACGATCCAGGGCCTGGCTGCTGGCAACAAAGTCGATAATCGGCCGGTGCTCGGCCTCGGCTCCGGGAGGAGACGACACCTGAACGTCGAGAGCCGCGCGCAGGCCGGGGCGACCGTCACACAGTAGGGCCAGCCGGAGCGGGCGATCGGAGGAAGTTGCGATTGAGTTGGGGAGCGGATCGATAGAGCTCATAGGATGGGTTTGGATTGGAACACGGGTTCAACCGCCGAGGCGAGATGAGCGCGGAGCGGGCCTGCTGTTTGTGCTGGGTAAGTTCGTTGCCAGGTTAGTTACCGGCTCGAGGCCGCTTACATGGACGGCCATCGCCCGGGCTTCCACCTGGGCGATAGCCTCGGCGCGTTCCGCGGAAGCTTCGTTGAACAGAGCTTTGACTCGCGCGCCTGATGGTTCGAGCGGTTCGTGGTGCTCGCCGCCCGCCGCGAGAGCCGCCTGGAGCCTTTCGAAGGTCAGCCGATTGATCTCCGCCAGGGCAGGGACCCGGCTCTCCGCGTATTGGGCTAGTCCCTCCGCGGGAATTTCCGGAGCGGCCAAGGCCAGTTCCGCTTCGAGGCATGGTTTGATCTCGGCGACAAGTTGGGCGTTCTCAGCCGGCATATCCAGGAGCGGGATTCCCGGGTTGGCCGCCATGGTGGCCAGGTTGGCCAGCGCGCGGCAGCGCTGCTCGAAAAAGAAGCGGCTGAGCTTCCGCACAAGCTGGGGACTGGCCGCGGGAGCGCGTTCCAAATCGAGCAAGAGGTTTGCCGCCCGGGTGATCGGATCGTCGCTGGGGGAGCCAGGACTCGCCTCCGTGTTTGTGCTCAGGCGCGCGGGCAGCTGGGCCTGATCACGGACATTCGACGGGCCGCTGATTTTACCCCTGGGTTTCTCAGGAAAACCAGTTCGTGACGTGTTCTCATTTTTCGGAGCGGGACCCTCGGAGCCCACCTCCTGTAACTTGGCCGGAAGATACCCACGATTGCCCCACGGCAGCGCGCGGAAACCAAGGTCTAAAACCCGGTTGAGTTCATTAAAGGGCACTCCCATATCAAAGCCGGTCCGCGCGGCGGTGAGGCGGTTGCGCCGGGCCTCCTGCAGGATCGGGAGGCTGTCCAGGTCGAACCAGCCGCTGGCCCGGGGATCGATTCGCTTTACGGTGCAATCTTCTTCCGCCTCCAACCGGCTGCACAAAGGGGCAATCCGGTTTTCAATAAAATTCAGCCGCGCGCCGGCCATGACGTCGTACTTCGAATGGTCGGTGGTCGTTACGATTTCCTCGGGAACACCGAACGCGGCGCAGATTTCGGCGCGGGAAAACTTGCGGTTTTCCAGAAACTGAAGGTCACTGCTCGAGAGCTGGGGCTTGATGACCTCGACGCTGCCGAGGAGCAGCACCGGTCGGTCGGCTTGGCCGGCTTTGCGTTTGCGGTCGCGCAGGGCGGCGACGATTTGCTCGCGCTGCTCGTCGCTGAGCCATTTGTCGGTGCGGACGATGATCCCGGTGTCGGCATTGTTCTCGATGATCCCCCGCATGAACGCGCCGGCCGCAAAATCAGTTTGGGCGGCGGTGGCGGCGACGGAGAGCGGCGGGAGACCCCGCCAGAAATCAAAAGGATTGGGCAGGCGCTCAAACCAGACTTCCTCGGGCAGGAACACCTGGCCGGCGAGCGGGGCCTGCGGCCCCTGGCCGGCATAACGCCAACCGATGAGTTGATGATCCTCAATGATATGTCGGAACCGGGCTGGGTCGGGCAGCAGGATTTGTTTGAGCCGCGCGCCCGCGCGCCCGTTGTCGTATATCGGGATGCGAAAACACTCGCCCCGCAGCATGAGCCATATCACGCGCAGCTCCCAATATTGGAAGCGATTGAGCTGCGGATGAGGACGGGCGTAGAAATCGAGCAACGGCCCGCCCGTGATGAGATTTTCGCGCCCGCGTTCCCCGGCCGAGAAAAGGAACGGGACATTGGCGACCTGCTCGGCCAAAGCGTTGATCGCCCGGTAAACCCAAGTCACTTGCTCATACGCGTTGGATAGAACCTGCCCGGCCGGGACGTCATCGCCCCGGAGCCACCGCTGCGGATCGAGCGCGAGTGATCTTTGCGCCGGGGGTTGTGAACCGCGGGAAACACTGATGTTGAAGCCCAGGATATTCATGTAATCGATGCGTGTTGCGTGGTGCGGAAAGCGTGAGGTGGGGCGTGCATAGTCATCCCACGAGTGCGCCGGCGCACTCGCGGTGGCGGGCGGCGTTTTGGCGGAGCGCCTTGGCCCAGAACCGATCGCAGTGGCTGTCGGCTGATTCGCCCGCGTAACGGATGTTGCCGCTAAGCGTGACCTCCTTGCGGATTCCCCTCAGGTCGGCTCTCAGCTCCGGGTCATCCACGAGCCGCAAGTGCCGCTTCTCGAGATCCACTTTCAACCCCGTGGCCAGCGCTTCCTTCACCGGTGCCGTGAAGGTGATCGACTCGACCTTCCACTCGAACCGCTCGCGCGCCCGCTCGGCCAGTTGAGTCCCCATCCCCGTGGCATCGATACAAGCTCGCTTCACCTGAGACAGGGACAGCAGCCGATACAGCATTTCTTCGATCTCGGAGAACGGCCGGTTGAGCAGCTCGATTCGCAATCGGTCCCACGTCACGTCGCCAATCTTCTCGCCCACATCGAGCACACAGAGGTCGTGCTTGCGCGCGAGGTCGAGTCCCAGGTAGAGCTGCGCGCCCGTGGCCGGTTTGAAATGTTCCGGCTCGAGCAGCCGCAGACCGGCTTCGGTGCAGGCATTGATGAGGTCGAAGGAAATGAATGCCGCCGCCTCATCGGCCGGCAGGCAGCAGTATTCCTGGAGCCATTGTTCCTCGTCGATGCACTCGGCGCGCTGGCGGGCGAGCCAGGCCTCGCGCGATTCGGGAACCGTTGCGCCCTCGTTGATCTTTTCTACCAGCCCCTCGTCCACCGCCAACTGGATCGGCAAGGTGTGCAGCGACCAGCCCATCGGATTCCCGCGCCGCTGGATATCGAGGATCAAATCGTTGAAAACCGTCCCGATGCCGCGATGGGTCGAGATGATCGAAAGCGTGCCGCCCCATTGGATCACCGGCTTGGCCACGGCATACAGCGTGCGCTGGTCCTTGTGCAGCGCGAATTCGTCGAGTTTCACATGACCCGTCTTGCCGACAATCGCGTCCGGGTTGGAGGAGAGGGCGTAGATGGTGGCCCGGGTGGCAAAACCCAGCGCCTGGACCTGGAAAGATTTCCCGCTTCGATCAAGAAAGACGCTCTGGTTGTAATCCGCGGCCGCGAGTTGGAGGACCTTGGCCCAACGCTTGCAGTAGCGAATGTATTGTTTCGCCTGCGTTTCGTCCCGGGACATGACCCATACATCCCGGCCGGGTTGGACCGCCGCCTTGAGCACGCTGTCATAGCTGTCCGCGTAACTCATCCCGATCTGCCGGCTCTTTTGGCAGATCCTCAGCCGAGCCCGGTCGGTGATCCAGGCGGTTTGATAAGGAAGGAAATAGCTCATGGCCCAGTGCGCTTCAAAAGAGTTTCATCTCGCGCTGGATCTTTTCCAGGGTCTCGGGCGAAAGAGCTCCCTGGCCGGCCTCGGCCTTTTCTTCCCTGGCTTGGGCTGCCTTTTGCGCCTCCAGTTGGTCGCGATATTTTTGCTCCGCCAACTCGCGTTCGCGCCGCTTCTCCTGCAACCGCGCCCAATCCATCACCGGCTTCATCAGGTCGGTCACCAGCTCGAACATCTCCGGCGCCACCCTGGCCTCGACGCTGAACTTCAGGATCAGCACGCGGTACAGCTTGATCAGCGTTTCCAGCTCCGGAGCGGGGTTTTGGCCGAATTGCTTTTCGATTTCGGCGCACAACCGGCCGCCATGCGTGATCTGTGCGAGCAACTCTTCGCGGAGCTGCTCTTGCACATCTTCCTGGGAAAGCTCCGGCCTGGTCGCCGCGGAATTGGGCCGGTGCGGCCGTCGGCGGGAGCGGGAAGCTTTCTTTTGCTGTTTCACCGGATGACGCACGGGGTGATTCTCGGAGGTGATGGATTTCAAACTCGCTGCTCAGAGCCTGGGGCCGTGCTGAACGGCCGCGACCGTTAGCCGAGTTGGCGGGCTTTGTGCCGGCCTTTGTCGGTGAGCGTCCAAGTAATCTGGCCGTCCAGGTCGTCGCGGTTGCCCTGGAGGTAGCCCGTTGTTTCGAGCTCGCGTTTGGCATCGTTGATATCGCTCTGCAACGGCCGCGGCACGAGTCCCTGCCGAACCGCCTCATCCAGCAGGGGGTCCGGCCAGGGCAAGCCATTCAGCCGACTCGAGGCCCGGATCAGAAACCGTTTAATTTCGCCAATCGGATTCATGGGTTATGTCGTTCGATCACGCGGTCGAGCTTCGCATCGATGCGCATGAGCTGTTGATTGTTCAGTTCGATGGAAGCCCGAAGCTCGCCTACCTCCCGGTCCACCTTGTTGACCTTCTGCTGGAGCTCGCCGACATCGGCGCGCCGTTCGTCGCGCAAGCTTCCCAATTCACGCCCCAGCCGGACCATCTCGGCCGCAGACTCCTGCCGCCGGCTTTGGCACAGGTTCTCCGTGACCGCCTGGTCAAACTTAGTAATCGACAGCGGCTGAGGTTGAATCTCGCGCACCGCGCCGCGTCGGGACCGCCGGTCAAAAAAGCTCTCGACCTGGTTCCAACCCGCGACCAAAAAAAACAAGCAGCCAATCCAGGCCGCAATCTCAAGCGAAGGAGGTGAAGATGTAGGCATATGAAAAAGGAGATGTTAGTGTGTGCCTTCCGTGCCCCGGTCCGGCAGTCCAGCAGTCGGGCGGCGCGCGTTCTGGCAGTCGGGCAGTCTGTGGTCTGTAGTCTGTAGTCCCATAGTCCCATAGTCCCATAGTCCCATAGCCCCATCGACGGCAAGCCGATCCAGCGGCCGCGCAACCTCAGCCGTTTGGTCACTAATAGCGCGATGTCTGCGCCGGTGCTGGGCGCGGTCCGCTGGATCGGTGATTGAGGTGGGGCACTCTTTTGGAGCGCGCTGGCAGAGCGTAGCGACGACACACCGCAGGGGCGGTTGGCGTTCGTGGTGGGGCAGGGGACCATGGGTCGTGTCGTCGGTTCGGAAATTGGAGCGGTGGTTGTCCCGGCTATTTGGGCGTTTGGAGCGCGGCGCGAACCGCCGCGTCGGTGACCACACCCAGGGCCTGGGAGGCGTCGTTCTGGTAACCCTGCATTTGGACCCGCC